TACAGATCTTAATATTAAAGAATCTGATGGTATGGATACATATCTGTTATTAGCTGTAAAGTTTGAAGTAGCGTATTTTCTTAAATCATCATAATCAACTTTACCTGCAATATCTAACTCAACCGATCTTATAAAATCCTGAATGATAGCATCAGTTAAAACATTACTATCTACCTCAGTATAGTTTCTTACTTGTGTTAAAAAATTAGAATGTGTTATTGCCATTATGTAATACTTACCGTTACCTTTCCTAAAAATAAATCTGCTTGTCTACTTCTATTTTGTAAAGATGGATCTTCTGGAATCATACTATGTAAAATTGTGGTTACTCCATCTCTAATTACTTCTACATATTGAGTTTGAAAAGCAAATTGACCTGGTAATGCTAAATCAGCTATTCCAACCATTGAACCACCAGAACTTACTATTGTATCGTCTTGAGGTGCTTGTGGGTTTATAGTAGATATATCAACTGGTTGTTGAAATTTCATTGGTCTTGTATTTTGTAAAGCAATTGCATCAGCAGTAAAATGTCTACGTCTTATTTGTGGGTGTTTTGGTTCAAACTCTGAATAGTGAACTAATGAACCATTCCATTCCTTTACCATTTCAGTATAAGGAAAAGCCATTCCTGATCTATCTGATATTGCTAAACTTCTTTTACCTGTTGCCCATTTAGCCATAATTATATTCCGTTAGGGTAAAAAGATTGAGGTGTAATATATGTTGAAGCTCTTTGACCATCTTCATCTAATGCTCTCTTTAGTTGATCTTCATAAATTAATTTATTTTGTTGTACAAGTGTTGGTGCGTTCTTCATCGCTAAATAGTAAGCAAGTCCTGCAACCATACAAGGTAAAAATCTAAATACCACATCAGCATCATTTGTGTATGCTCCCGAATCTTGTATTCTTTTAATGACATAATATTTCAAAACAGTGTACGTATTTAAATTAGGCGCTTGATATAAATATATTTTAGGAATTTCTTGTCTATCTACATAATACTGTGACGGTTGGCCTAAAGCTAATTTGTTTGGTAAAGCAGCATAAGCTGATCTATCTATTTTTGTTAAAGATACATCTTGTGTGTTTACTGTATTTGCACCTGCTGCAGTTGTTGATACAAAAGCTTCAAGAACATCGCTTACTGCTGCATCTACAGCGTATTCAGCTTGTCCTGAAACTAGAGCGTTTTCATGTAAGGCTACTTTCCAAAGGTGAATTCCTCTATTCGCCCATTCTGCAAATAATAAATTAAGACTTGTTCTAGCTGACCTTAAACTATGACCACTAGTAGTGGTCATACCACACCGTTCGTAGGCTTCTTGTATTATCTCTTCTATAGATAAATCAAATGTTGTGGTTCCTGAAGTTGCCATTATTATCCTTTTTACGGTTGTACAATTTCTTCGATTGTATCACTTTTAGCTTAAACTTTGAAGACCTTAGGTTTTTTGCTATTGGGTTTCTTTTTCGCATGTTCACTATCCTTCATAAGCCTACCGTTTGGCATGTAATGATATCCTGAGGGTGCTTTTTTCTTTCTTGCACCTCTTAACTTACCATCTACCTGCGCTGATATTTGTCCTCTTCCAATTGCCATTATAAATCTACTGCCTTTCCTAAAATTGGTTTATACTTAGTTTTACCATCTTGTTTAAATGCATGCAAGAATTGCTTTCTAGGTTTATCTTCAATATAACTACAATGACACCATCCGCTGTTGGGCTCTCCTTTTTTGTAGAACTCGAGAATCATTTGATCATAGTCAAGGTTTATATGTATCCAATCACATAGTTCAGCATTATCGACTCCTGGACATTCAAAATCAACGGCTTCCGCATCACAATGTTGACTGTTAATTGAACTACCTATTGCAGCTGACAATTCTGGAGACCTGTAGCAGCTAGTCACTGTTACGGGACCAAAATGATCTCTGACGGGTTGTAAAATATTATCACAAAGTAATTTAAGTTTTGCTATCTGATCTGAATTAGGATTATTATCTATACCCTTACGTACAGCAGTATCTGATTTAATTAATTCTTGAAGATTAAAATTTCGACTTATTTGCATACATTAACTCCTTCAATCCAATTTTTAATATTAAATAACCCCCATTGAGCATATTTAAAATTACTATCTCTAGTGTAGTGTTTTTCTTCATTATTAAAATTTAAACTATCTTCTACAACTTTTTGAAGAGAACTTGATTTATTTTTTAAAGATAAATCTTTAGCATATTCCCAAAAAGGAGTATTAAATTTTGACCCTTTTAAGTAATGCCATAAAATAAATTCCTCCACTTTATTTATATAATCTTTTAATTTTAACCTACTATCTTCTATAGAGCAATGTCCATCTATTGCACTAGAATATAATTTATTTGCAACAATATAAGTGCCCATGGCAGTTGCTTCCAGGGGTTCTAAGAAAAATAATTTATTACCATTTAAAAAAATTCTTTTATTAATTATAGGTTCTTTAGCAACGTACTGATTAAATGTAATTGAATGATTAATTTTATTTACCTTAAATCTTTCTTTAAAATCATCCTCAGCCTCTTGCTTAGAAGTTATATCTGAATTATATAAATAACCTACTGATGTAGTATCAGGTAAGGGTATATAAAAAGTCCATCCATGAGGCGTAGCTATACATCTTGTAAATTCAACATCGTTTTCTTTTTTAGGTAAATTTGAAAGTAGTGCTGCATTTAATGGATTAATTAAAGTATTGTAGTTTTCTAAAGTTTTAGGGGTTCCTCTACAATCAATAATATAATCAGCATCAATATCGTTACAATCTAAAATATGTTCTTCAGTTTTTTTAAAATTAATTTTAACATTATTGGTTATAAAGTCTTGGAAATCTTTTGGAGAACAATGCACACTGTATTGACCAAAAGGAAATGGATGAAAAAAACTGTTTTTAATTTTACCCCAGTTTTCGTACATAATACCTTTTTTAACTGTAACAGGAAATTTATCCTGCCAATTAGTGCCCAAACATCGCCAAAGTAAATCGGGATAATCTAATGTAGATCCCTGTCCTGTGGGAACAGGTTGTATAACTGGATCGTAATATAATTCAGTTTCATAATTAGAGTGATAGTGATTAAAATGAACTGCACTTAAACAACCAGCATTACCTTTTCCAATAACAGCTATTTTTTGTTTTCTCATTACTCAAGTATTAACTTTTTAATAGATAAAGATCCATCAATATTTTCCTCAAGTTCTGCCATAGATTTTATGCATTGATATCTAACATGTCCTTCAGGTTTTAATTGACGTTTAGCTGTACGTTTACCTTTAAGACATTCAGACATAGACTCTTGTATACGTGCTTCCTTGATCTCTCCTTGTACAATCATAAGCAGGGCTACTATCATCTCTGTCATTAATGAGCTCCGTTTCCGTTAGCTCTTACTTTATCTTTTAATTCTTCTATATCTTTCAAAGCTTTTTCTAATTGATCTCTTAAAAATTCTATATTGACTTTGTTTGTCATATTCATCTCTTGAGTCTCTTCCATCTTCTCTACAGATTTATATAAATCTTCTAATAAAAAATGTTGCTCCTGGTCTACAGGAACTTGTTCAGATTTTTTTAACAAATCATTTGTAAATAATTCACGTGATGTCTCCAGTGATACGAGTCTTGAAGTCAACTCTGTGTATGCGAACACGCCCATTGCTACTAGAATTATGAGGCTAGCTACGGTCTTCATCGGCATCTGCACAGCTGCAGACTCTGATATGTTTAATGGTTTACTCATCTTTAGGTTTTGGTAGAGGTAGTATATAGTCTTTTGGAGGCATTTTCAATTTGCTTTTATTAGGTCCTATGATCTTATCACCCATCAAATTAAGCTCTGGGTTCTCTTTTTTGTAGTCATCTTTCATATCATCCCATAAACTTTTAGAATCAGTAGGTCTAGTGGTGTCTCTTGTAGGAGTAATACCTCTACATTTAGACACTAATAATCTAAAGTTTTCATTGTATGCAAGACTAGGGTTATTGTTAACCCGACCACACATCTTCATTAATTCTAATTGTTGTTTTAATTCTACGTTTTCTTTTATAGTGCTGCAGTCTACACCTAAATATTTTCTGTAAGTAAGACTTAATCTATAATTTTCACCATCACCATCATAATTATTACTGTCACTGTAATGTCTATAATCATAATTTCTATCTTCTTTTTCTATTCTAGTTTCAAAATCTCCACATCTTGCACCATACTCATTAAGATATTCATTTCTAGGATACGCGGGTCCACCAAACAAAGCTAGTAGAGTAATCATTATAATTAATATTGCAGTAAATCTGTAATCCATCCTGAGAATCTCCATACATTACCTATTTAAATCCTTAATGTCGTAGCTGTGTTCTCTAACTTGATCGGCTAGTTGTCTATATAAATTTTCTGCCATCTGCCAAGTAGATTCCGCAGAAGTTAGTCTTGTGTTTTGATCTGTAATTTTTTCTTGTGCAACTTTTAAATCTCTTTGAAGATTTACTATTTCAGTTTGATT